TTCATGCCAAGAAAATTATGATCATAATGCATGAATGGTCTTGTATAGATCATGATAGCACGACGAGAATTTGGGCGTTCTCGTAGTTCATTCAGAACATTTTCATACTGACTACCATTCTCACCATTATATATGCACCATCCATAGTTTGAATTGATATATCCATGTTCGTCAGCTACGTCTTTCCATACTTTTGGAGCACCACCTGGGATGTCGTTTACATTCAATGACTCAGACTTATACCATTCGAGCTCACGCATGATATAGTCGTTATCAACTGTGCCAAAGATATATGGTTCATCCGCAATGAACTGTGCAGCGATCAGCTCAATAGTCTTAACACCAGTTTTATCGATAACAAAATCTTGATTAACTAGAGCATCAACAAAACAATTACGTATATGATTAACTGTATCCATTAGCCACAACTCATTCTAGTCATCTTCCAGCAATCACAATCAGAACACATACGATTTGGATTCTTACTCTTACAATCGGCATAGTAAGGTTCGTCTTCAATTGATTCATGAAATTCTTGCGTTAAAGTTGGTTCAATTCTACGATTGAAAATATCACGAAAAGTATTCTGGCCTTCCATCTTATACCTAAGCCAAGATACAGCAAATGAACAGTAATTAATTATATCTTTGTATGTATCTTCAAGTGATTCAAAATTAGGAGAATCATGTGCTGCTGCCTCAAGCAAGGACTGTGCACGATAGACCTTACCTTGAATAGTATCATGAATAGTATCGATGCCGCGTCTATAATGCATAGCTTGTTGAACGTTGGAGTTCGGGTTCTGGTAATCTTGAGACTTCTTCAGCTGAAGATCAATACATTCATTAAGAACTTTAACTGATTCTTTCATATTTCACCTATATTTTGATGGAGACAATTCACAAAGCTCTTTGCTAATGTCTTTATTATATACATTTTCATAATTATGTAAATCAATTTTTGTGTACATTCTACATGTATCGCCATTGAAGTACTGTGTAAAATACCTTCTAGGCTTCAATGATTCCCATAGCACAATGGGATCTGTTTCTGTTGAAGGTATCTCCACAAAAAATAAACGATCTACTTCATCACACTTCTTCCATTGCGAAGAACCTAGAGCAAAAGCATTATATTTTTTAATAGAAACCAAAGTTTTTACTTCGACCGTGATTTGATCATTAATCATCATGTCTTTTACTGAATCAAATCTACTCTCACTTAGATTTACTACGTCTCCTGTTTTGCTTAGAACTTCTTGAACAAGCTCTTCACCGAGACGTCCTATCCTTAGGATCTTTTGTGCTCTATTCATTAGAATAGCTTTTCAAACTTACCGACGTTGTTTTTATGAGAAGGTGCTCGCCAACCCTTAGGCTTAATAAGATCTGGTAGACCTAGCGGATTGGGACGAGATTCTTTGACGCCAACTTCTTTCTTCATATTAGCGTTGTGAACACGATTCCATGCTTTATTTGCGTCTACGCCAAATGAATCTAACGTACCAATCGCAACCACACAGAGATCGACCAATGCATCCACCACATCTTCAGCAGTCTTAGCAGTTTTAAGTTCATTCATTTCTTCCTCAAGAAACTTGATACGAAATCGTGCAAATTCTATAAGCTTCTCATTATCAAACTCGTTTACTTTTTCATTGACACCGTATTTCTCATGCATCTGTGCAATGTCTTTCACCCAGTTCTTACTCATATGACACCTCTACAATGTGGACATAACGATACGTTATCGCCCTTAATTTGTTTAATTAAACGTTTAAGGTCTTTTGCTTCCATGACTAATTCTTGTAAAGCTTTCTTTGATCTATCTTTTTTTGGCTTATGTATTTCATCTTTTATTTTATTTTTCAAACGTTCTAGTTTGTGTTCGAACACACTTAAAAAGTTTGGAATCGGTTTACTCATGATATTATAACATGTTTATTGTTAAAAGTAAACAGGCCCCGAAGGGCCTGTTTTAAACAAAGTTAGAAGCTAACTTTCAATTGAGTTGCAAGCATCGTGTAGTTCGTATTCCAATCATCATCCAATCTAGTTTCTACATATGGACCGACTGAAATATTCTCATCAATCTTATAGTCAATACCTACCTGATAACGACTCTGTTCGAATGAAGTCTCTGAGACATTGTTATAGAAGTCAACGCTTGCCCAGGAAGTAAACTTATCATCCAACTTGTAATATGTCCAAGCACCGGCACGGAACCGGACGTAGTCATCTCTGGCGTCAACAACATCATCCTCAACGTCAAACTTTCTATACTCGATACGGGGACGAACACGGAAAGACCAGCGATCAGTCACCTGCCATGATAGACCTACATATTCAAGCCAAGGACGATATTCCCAAACTTTCTTATCTAAGCCATCAACGGTCACCCCGTTAACTGCGTACCCAGGATCGCCGTTGATTCCACTGTTCTCGCCTAATTCATCTTCTGCATACCTGAATCCAGCAACTAGGCCATTGCCGAAAGCATACTTTATTTCATGGTGGTCATAGTCTTCACTAAAGTAAGTGCGCAAAGTATAAGCTAGTGGTCCATGTTCAAGAGTTATATTGTTTTCTACAAACTCAAAATCTTCAGACGCATGGGTTGTTAGTGCAAAAACACATAGTGCTGCAAAAATAATCTTCTTCATTTATTTCTCCTTTTTATTTAAACTTCTTTATCATATGGATATTCAATCACGTTGCTTCCTTCATTTCCATGCATCATTATCAACGCTTGTATATTATCATATACAAATGTATAATCTGCTCTTAAAAATGAAATAAAGCACCTGCCATCAGACAAAACTAATCCTTCTGCAAATGGTTCTCCTTGTTCATTTTTTAAAACGTATGGTTTCATACCGCCTCCATCTTAGGTGCTGCTTTTAATCTTCTTTGTATCTTTAGCTGAGATCTTTTTCCTCTTTGTACGTATACTGGATTTGCTCTAGTTAGATAGTTTATTCCTTCTAAATGATCGTATTCATGTAGAAAACAACGAGCTGTCATTCCTATAAATCTTTCAGTATGTACTTCACCAAAAGCATCAGCGTATCTAACACGAATGATGCTTGGTCTTTTTATCTTTACAAACAAGAATGGATACGACAGACAACCTTCTTGAAGAGATACGACTTCATCAGATTCGGCAAGAAGCTTGGGATTGAAGCAAACTTTTGTTGGCTCAGACCGCATGACGAATACTCTATAAGGAAGACCGCATTGGTTTGCAGATAATCCTAATCCACTGTGATTATTCATCGTCACAATCAGGCGATTAGCTAGAACGACTGGATCTATTCCGGGGTTACTAAAATCAAATGGTTGAATTTTAGTATGGAGTAGCGGATGATTACTTTCAACCAACGTGTAAGGTTCAAATATTATTTCATCAGTCATATTATACAGTTTCCTTTAACACTAAGAACTTCATATGTATATCGCCGTTATTTATTATTCTGTGCGAAGACTTTTCAGGAACTAAGACAATGTCATTACTGTTTACATATATTATATCTTTTTCTAATTCAAATACACCCCTTCCGCTTATAAAAAGATAAACGGTATCTACGTCTGGGTAATTGAAACGTTTAGTAGATTTATTTCTGTATAAAAGAAATGAATTGATCCAGATATTCCCAAGCTGTTTATTCTCACGGATGATACCGAACTCATCATCTTTGATGATGTCTCCACCAATATCAAATAAGTTATACTTCATTATCATGCTGCAATCTTACTGAAGTTCTTTTTCTTTTCAAATTTAATTACGGAATGAAACTTATCATACAATGAATCACCTTTATGAGAGATGACGAATACGTTCGTATCATTCGAAAATGTTTGGAGTATTTTTAAGAATTCTTCTGTGCCTGAATTATCTAAGGATGAATCGAATATCTCATCCATGATAAGAAGGTTAGTACTAGCGCTGTTACGTAGTTTAGCAATAGCTCTCCATGTAAAGAGTAAAGCCAAATCAATCCTGAGTTTTTCACCTTCTGAAAAAGATTCATAGCTAAATTCATCCCTATATCTTGATTTTATCTTTTCTTCAAAGCTCTCATTCAATTCGAAGTTCACAAAAAAATCCATACTCGCTAGATATTTATTTATCAACTTATTCATGATAGGTATGTACTGCTTTATTATCTTTGTTTTAATACCATTATCTTTTAAGATAGATGCAGCAATCTCCTGCAAACTCTTTTTTTCTGCAATTTCATTCTTTTGTTGTATTTTTGCACTTATCTCGTTACTAAGTTCTTCTAAAACGCTTGCATCTTCTTCAATCTTCTTAGATTGATTTTTAATTTGAATAATATTGGTTTCTAGTGATTGTATGGTAGCTTTGCATATATTCATCTTCTGATATATGTCTAATACTTGTCTTGAAATTTTATTGATTTTGTCTTGTGTTTCATTTATTTCTGCTTCTCGCGTTAAGGCAGACTTTCTTTCTTCTTCAAGTTTTAACAAAGCTTCATCTATCTCGACGACTTGAACATTCTTTTCATCTATCTTATGAGTCTTAAATTCATCTTGTAAGTTTTGTTTACAAGTTGGGCAATTATCATTGTCATGATAAAAAGATATGTCTTTTGCTATCTTTATTTTTTTATCAGTTAAGTTATCATACAGTTGTTGTATTTTTCTAAGACGAGAAAAGTTTTTATCTTTATCCGTAATAGTTTCATTCAGTACGTTGATCTCATCAGCAAGAGTTTGGTGTTCGGTTGAAAGCTTTGAATAAGTATCTTGCTCGATCACGATCTTTTCGTTATAAGAACCAATCAATTCTTCATTATTATTTTTGAGATTCTGGATGTTTAGCTTATGCATATCCATCTTTTGTTCAGATAAGGCGATCTGCATATCCATTAGCGCTAGATCTTCTTTCGTCTGCTGCATCTTTCCCTTGAGCAAAGTATTCATCGTTGAAAAGATCTGTATGTCAAGAAGATCTTCGATGACTTCTCTTCTGTGAGCAGCAGGAAGTTGCATGAACGGAGTGAACGAAGCTGATCCCAATATAACGATTTGTGAAAAAGACTTGTGATTGAGCTTGAGGATGTGTTTTTCAAGAGTTTCTTGATACTCTTTCATCTCAGCGTTTTGGTTTACTAGTGTGCCGTTTTGATAGATCTCAAATACAGTCGGCTTCATTCCACGAATGATCTTATATTGTTTTCCGGAACTCTCAAACTCAACTTCAACCATCATGTTTTTGTTGTTGATGGTGTTCATTAGCTGAGGTTTATTGATTTTTCTAAATGGCTTGCCATACAACGCAAATGACAAAGCATCAAGCATTGTTGATTTGCCCGATCCGTTTTCACCTACTATCAACGTTGTGTTATTTCTACACAGATCTATATGTGTAAAATTATTACCGGTACTTAAGAAGTTTTTCCAACTTATTTTTTTAAAGTAAATCATTTTTATTAAATTATTAAGAAGTTAGTGCGCTATTGAAAGCTATACTTAGTCTTTCGGGGCTGTTTGCATCTAAAGTAGGTTCAATATAATGTTCTAAAAAAGAAGGAAAAATGATCAGATCACCAGTTTGCGGTGTAAACGTTAAGGCTGGTCTTGTTAAAGTAAGTGAAGATTGGGTTTGACTTAGAAGTTTTTCATCATCTTCATTAATGAATAAAGACCAAAAATAAGTTTGTAATTGTGACACATTAGTTATCATAAAATTGCAACAACCACTTGGCGCTAATGGATAATATACTGCACTCAATAAACTTCTTTCATGAATATGTGGATCACTAAAACTTTGTCCTTTTTGGTAATTAAACCAAAATTCAGATACTTTTAGATAATTGTTTTTAAATACTCCTATTGATTCTCCAATCGTATTCAACACAAAATCAACTTCTTTCAACAGCGAATCTACTATTCTACTATTACATACTAGATTAGATGCAGTAGAATAATACGGCTTATTGTTTTTAATTTTTAATGAAAAATGATCTTCTACGGATCCTGGACCACACCACTTATCATTTAAGTTCAATGATAAAGAAGAAACTATTTGTTTCAGATAGTCTAAAAATTTATCATTATCAAGAGTTAATTGTGTTTTCCAAAATGGAACGGCAAATAAACTTTCACATACTATTTCCATAATGTTGTTACTCTATTGTTAAAGCTTCAGAATATAAATCTTTGAGTAATGACGCTAACCCCTTAACGTTCTTAGCATTAAACTGTTCTGCATATTTGTTTAATAGCGTCAACGTATCTTCTGCGTCTTTGAGTATGTCGTCATCGATTTCTAGATTCAAGTTCAAGTGATCTTCGACTACTTGAAGATCTGCGACACCTGCTTTTTCTATCTTGTCTATGAACATATCAAAAAGATGTGGATTTGATTTGTTTTTGATGATGACTTTAACGACGCAATTCTTATACTGATTATAATCTGGCATCAATATATCTTCAAGGGTTAAGTTTGAATCATTATAATGTATCTTGTGGAAGATCTTATTAGGATTCTGCACGAATGTAAGTTGACGCGTTTTGGTATCGAATACATGAAATCCACGCGGATCATCATAGTCAGACCACGTCATCTCATACGGAGCGCCTAAGTAATGTATGTTGCCGCGGCTTGATTTATGATGAAAGTGACCTGAGCATACCATATCAAATTTATCAAACAAGCTTGATTCGAAGCCATGATCATTTGGTTGCCCCTTGTACATCTCAAAGCCTTTGAGTTCAAGATGGCCAAACAGCACCTGTGCATCTGTGTTAGATACCATGTCCATGCACCTTTGATAGTTCTCTGTACATATCCAAGGCATCAACAGTATCTTACAATCTAGATTGATTTCAATTGGTTCTGATACGTATGTAAATCCTGCTCGATCTCCATAAAGCACGTCCATAGAATTCACTTCATTTGTATTCTTATAGAAAGTATCATGATTACCAATCAACGCATACAAGAACTTGTTCTTTTGGCGAATAGGTTCAATAAAGTCTTTCTTAAAATTATTAGCTGTGACAAAGTTGATGTACTTTCGACGATCAACGATGTCACCTAAATGAATGATGAAGTTGATGTTGTGCTCATCTAGATAAGGAAAGAACACATCTCGATAGAATCGAGAAATGTGTTCAGCAAATATAGGACTATCGTTGCGACAGCCCCAGTGTGTATCAGTTATCAGTGCTATCTGAGTCATTCACTATCTCTTCTTCTAACACATGAAGATCTTCTTCTATGAACTTCTCGATTCCAACGATCTTCTTTTTTTTCTTTTTAAAGTTGGCTTCTTCAAAAGAACGAACGAAGTCATTCATGTGTTCATTTTCAAAGAACGTTTGTTCTGTTTGTTCGTTGTACTCACTCTGTGTAGAAAGCTCGTTATGAATCATTGATCTTTCTATAAGCTTATGCTTGGTGTATAGGTGCTTCTTTTCACGAGTAATTCTTCTAATGAAAGCAAAGTATACAATCTGAGTGATGTAGGCGAACGGGTTACTTGATTTTTCTGGATCAAAATTATCTATATACATCAAACAATTTTCAATGCCATCGCTGATCATCTCTTCTTTAAAAGGATAGTTGATGAAGTTTGGGCGGTTTGAAAGCTTATTTGCTATGAGCAATATACACTCTCCTACATAGTTAGAGAGCCTTGGTTTTTTCTTATGATTCAGCTTAGCTTCTTTAACAGCTTCACGGTGAATGATTAATTCTTCTAGTAATTTTTTATTGTCGACGTAGTGTGCTGTTTTCATTAGTGCTTCTTATCAGATTTCATTAGAGACTCCCAATAGTCCAAAGTTTTTTCATATGGATCTTTGTCCTTACGACTAATGCTACCAGTTTCAACTACGTCTTTGATGACTAACTGAGCTGATTTCATTCCCTTAATCATATCATCTTCAATAAATTTCTTATTATAATCTATCATCGTAGTGTAGTAATCAACCATTACTTTTTGGGGTTCATACATAGTAATGATGTGGTTCTTTTCGATCGCTACTGCTTTAGTTTTTGATAGCAGAGCGTATGATCTGAGGAAGACGATACTAGCTCCATTATCAAGAGTAGTCGTCAAGATAGTCATGGGTGACTCGATCATGACGATGTTTTCATTTGAATCTGCGTCTTGGCTGACGATCTTACCGATTATGTCTTGACCGTTTGTAAGTTTTATGATTGAGTACTTACTCATGTTAGTTTTACCGGATACATCTTATATTCAAACCTTTCGTCGTTATAGATCTTTACGCGTTCTATGAAGTGCTGTAGACTGTAATTTTTTCTTGAGCTATGCGTCATGTCGTCGGCGATATCAAACAGTATACAGCCGTTCTTATTTTCACCTAACCTAAGCCCACGTCCTATGGACTGTAGGTTCCTGATCCTTGATTTAGACGGCGAAGCAAAGATGATGTTGTGTAAGTTCTTTATGTTAACACCTGTAGAAAACGTTCCGTAAGATGCTATGATGATTGAGTTGTTCTCCATCTCCACCAACATTCTTATGTTTTCACGATCTTCTGCCTCAACTCCACCATGGACAAAGTAGACCTTTCGACCTGTCTCAACTTCATCCTGAATCATCTTATGGAGTATATTACCATGTTTCTCAATATATTGGAATAGCAGGAGTGTATTTCCTTTCAGAGAAAGTGATAAGTTCTTGATGAACTTGTTTCTTTTGTCAGATGCAACTAAGAAGTCTATCTCTTCCTTGTACTTCTTCTTAGCAACTAGCTTACATTCATCTTCTGGATACCTCAACACAAGACACTTGATCTTGAACTCCGATAAGTGTTTTTGATCGATGAGCTCCTTCGTCGTTGTTACTCTTTTGACAGGTCCAAACAGTCCTTCAAGTACAAGCTTGTGTGTCTGTGTTCCATCCAGCGTTCCAGTAAATCCAAAGCGATACTTGCACTGCGTCATCTTTGATAAGATGTTCGTCAAGGACTTTGCTTTGAACAAGTGCGCTTCGTCACCGATCACGACGTTGTATCTTGAGAACCACTTATCAGGCATCTTGTAGACTGACTGCCAAGTTGTTATGACTATAGGTTTATCAGTATCCTTGTCTTTGCCCGAATGGATGATGTGACAGTACTTCTTTGAATCGAATCCATATGATTCAAAGTCGGTGAACATCTGGTGAACGAGAGAAGTGGTGGGGACGATCAGTAAGATCTTACTCCTTGTAAACCTATACCATCTTATCAAGAGGTAGATGATCAGTGATTTACCTGAAGCGGTAGGAGATAAGAGAAGCGTGCGATGATTACGTATGGCATGAGCAAAAGCTTCTACTTGGTAGTCTCTTGGTTGCAACTTAAGACCAAGAGTATCTATGTACTCCTTTGCCTCGTGTAAAGACATCTCAAACTTATTGTTGTCGTAGAGATACTCTACTTCGTACTCACGTTCCTGTGCAAACTTCTCAACGTAGTCCATGAGACCGGTGTATAGCAACCGCGTGGATGCGTTGAACAGGTGTATCTCACCGTTCCAGAAACCGGATCGATACTCCGGCATGAACTGGTAGCCTGGGACCTTAAAAGTAAAGTATGAGTCTAGTTCCTTGGCTAAGGATGGTTCACACCTTATCTTATTATGCACCTCATTGACTTTTTCAATGCGTATTAAATCCATTATGCTCCAACTTTAAACTTTTCCCAATCTATAGCAGACTTGATCTGATAGCCTCTTGAGTTCAAGCTCTTGATTATGTTTTCAACAAGGTCAATCTTTTCTTTTTGAAGATCCATCTTAAGCCTAGCCTCAGCAACGTCTTTATCGCTGTCTAAGTATATATGAAGATCAGATTTCAATACTTTCAAGCTAAAAGGATCCCATCCGTAGTTCCTAAGCTCATCATGAGACAACACACCGTTGTAGTATTCAAACTTAATTCTTGCCAGTTCCTTGAACTCCTTCTCCATCTTCTTGTAAGAGAGTCTCTCAGCTGAGAATAACTTGAAGTACTTTGAATGTAGCTGTGATATCTTAAGAGACTCTTCACCTAGTTCAGTTCTATCTATCTGACAATCTTTTTCCCACATCAACTGAATATCTTCTAATTTCATGATAACTATCAACTCTAATATATTAAAGACCAGTAATACCAGATTATACCAGTACTACATAATTAAGTACACCAGCTTATAGCTGTTTAATATCAAATTTTCTGTGTGTGAAAGTTACAGTAGCTTCAACGTATTGAACGTCTGTGAATTGAGAATTAAAGGTCAAAGATGACAAGTTCACAGGAAAAACATCTACGAAAGTAATTTCAGTTATAGGATTCATTTGTGATGAAAGAATCAAAAGGGTAGCATCGGAATATATCGATTCACCTGTCAGTGTGTCTGAATTGCCGCCCAATGGACCTCGAAC